TATCAATATCCTTTAATTTTATATTATGATTTTTCAACAACAAAAATATCAAGTAGTTAAGAATGCTGTATCTTATGAACTAGCTAATTTTATATATAATTATTTTATGCTTAAACGTGATGCCGTTGGATGGTTGTATAAAAATAATATAACTTATGATACGGGTTTACTAGGTACATGGACCGATAAACAAGTTCCAAATACTTTTTCTTGTTACGCTGATTTTGCGATGGAGACTTTAATGATGAAAGTAAGACCAAAAATGATGGAAGAAACAGGACTAAAATTAATACCTACTTATTCTTACGCAAGGATATATAAACATGGAGATATCTTAAGACGCCATAAAGATAGACCTAGTTGTGAGATATCTTGTACCCTAAATTTAGGAGGAGATCCTTGGCCTATTTTCATAGATGGCACAGGATCGGATAATGTAATTGATGAATACAAAAATATAATAAAACCTAATGCTCCAGAAGGCACTAAAGTCTTGCTTGAAGTGGGAGATATGCTAGTATATAGTGGATGTGAATTAGAGCATTGGAGAGAACCTTTTGAAGGAGAAAATTGTGGACAGGTATTCCTTCATTATAACCATGTAAATGGTCCTTTTGCTGAAAAGAATAGGTTCGACAGAAGGCCGATGTTAGGTATTCCAAAATTAGGGAATTAATAATATAATGGTTATATATGCTACAAAAATTAAGATTTCAACCAGGCTTCAATAAACAAGTTACTGCTACAGGTGGCGAAGGCCAATGGGTTAGTGGTGATTATGTACGTTTTAGATATGGATCCCCAGAAAAAGTAGGTGGTTGGGCACAATTAGGAGACAATACTCTTACAGGAAGAAACACAGCATTACATCATTTTGTCAATGCATCAGGCATTAAGTATGCGGCACTTGGCACAAACAGATTTTTATATGTATACTCAGGGGGAGCATTTTATGACATTACTCCTATCAAAGCTACAACAACTTTAACTAGTGCTTTTACAACAACACAAAGCGATGCAACAGTTACATTAACTTTTTCATCTGATCATAACATTTCTAAATATGACATTATTCGTTTAGATAATTTTTCATCTATTACTAATTCAAATTTTGATTCTGATGATTTTGACGATAAAAATTTTATGGTTGCAACCGTTCCTACTTCAACAACAATTACAATTGAAATGGGATCTGTTGAATCTGGATCAGGAGCTAGTACTTCTGGTGGAATAAGAGTTCAACATTTTTATTCGATTGGTCCTGCAGTTGAGGCGTCAGCTGCTGGTTGGGGACTAGGTCTTTGGGGTGGTACTGTAGCTGGAGAAATTACAGCAACTTTAAATGGTGCATTAACTTCTGGTTCTTCTAGTATTGTTTTATCAGATTCAGGAAGTATGCCTGCATCTGGAACAATCTTAGTAGATAATGAACGTATTGCTTATACAACAAATACTACAGGAACAGATACTTTATCGGGATTAACTAGAGGATCAGACAACACGACAGCTGCATCACACTCTGATGGAGCAACTGTTTATGACGCATCGGACTATACGAAATGGGGTGCCTCACAAACAGGTGACATTGTAACAGCGCCTGGTCTATGGACCTTGGACAATTATGGAAATAAATTGATTGCAACTATCGTTGATGGTGCAACTTTTGAATGGGATTCAGATGCAACTGGTGCAACAGGAACTAGAGCAACAATCGTTGCTAATGCACCAACATCAGCAGTACAAACTTTAGTATCTACACCTGATAGACACTTAGTATTTTTTGGAACAGAAACAACAATTGGAACAACATCAACACAAGACGATATGTACATTAGATGGTCGGATCAAGAATCGATTAATGCTTCAACTTCTTATGCACCTTCAGCAACCAATACCGCTGGTACACAGAGACTGGCCGACGGAACACGGATCGTTGGAGCGATTAGAGGTAGGGATGCAATTTACATTTGGACTGATACATCCTTATTCATTATGAGATTTGTTGGTTCACCTTTTACTTTTTCATTCCAACAAGTTGGAACGAACTGTGGATTGATTGGAAAGAATGCAGCCGTTGAGGTTGATGGTTCTGCTTACTGGATGTCAGAGAACGGTTTCTTTAGATACACTGGTAAACTAGAATCTCTAGCATGTTTAGTTGAGGATTATGTTTACGATGATATTAACACAGTTCCTAAAAACCATATCTATGCAGGATTAAATAACCTGTTTGGTGAAGTGACTTGGTTTTATCCTGGTAGTGGTGCTGCATCTAACAATAGATCAGCAACTTATAACTACATGGATTCAACACCTGAACGACCTGTATGGACTACAAGTTCTCTTGCAAGATCAGCATGGTCTGATTCACATATATTTGGTAAACCACATGCAACAGAATATGTATCTGATAGTACAAGTGATTCAACAGTAGGTAATACTGATGGTGTTACGTATTATTATGAGCATGAATCAGGGGTTAATTCTATTAAAGATGGTGCAGCTTCAGCAATTTCTGCAAGTATACAATCAGGTGATTTTGATATATCTTTAGCTCAAGGTGGTGGAGCAGATTTAAGAGGTGATGGTGAATATATGATGAAAATTAGAAGAGTACTTCCAGATTTTTTAACTCAAACTGGAGATGCAAGAGTTACATTAAACTTAAAAAATTATCCAACGGATTCAGAAGCTAGCTCTTCATTAGGTCCATTTACATCTACAACAAGTACAACTAAAATAGATACAAGAGCTAGAGCAAGAGCTATAGCTTTAAAAGTTGACAATACAAGTACTGGACAACACTGGAAACTTGGAACTTTTAGATTAGATATACAAGCGGATGGGAGAAGGTAATGGCTTACGTACCTTTATTTACAGAAACTCAAACAACATTTCCACCTTCATTAAGACTTGGAACAGAATTTGAAACACTGAATTCAAAAGTTCCAAGTAGAATTAATAGAGAATATACAAACGCTACCCAGCAAGCTTATGATATTGGAAACATTGCAGCTGCTACTGGAATAACTCATCCACAGTCTTTAGTAAATTTATCACATGATCCAATGGCTGCTCATACGATGAGAAGCATGAATTTAATGGATAGCCCAAAAACTAAAACAGGGTTTGAAAAACAAGGGTTATCTTCTGATTATAGACACGCTTTAGGAACATCTGCTTTTAAAGATTCTATAATTGATTGGGCAGCAAGCAATTTAGGTATGAATAAAAATAGTGGAATTCTTAATGCAATAGGATCTGGAGTTGCAAAAGGAGCAACTATTTTTGAAGAAGGTAAAGATGCTCTAAGCCAAATTAAATCATATAATAAACAATATCCAGGTGAGTATAACGTTGCTGGATTTGCAGATTATGATTTTGTTCCTAATGAACCTACTTTATCATTTAAAGAAATTTTAGCTCAACCAATAGAAGATTTTACTGCGAATTGGTTTGCAGCTGATCAAATTCCTTTTGGCACGTCCCCTGTTAAAAAAATGGAAATGATAGATGCTTACAGAAAATATGGTCCACAATTATATATGAGGCAATTGCAAAATAAGAAAAAACAAAACTTTCAAGACATAGTTCGAAGAGAAGAAGCAGCGGCAGCCGCTGAAAAAGCTAGACTTGAGAGATTAGAAAGATTAGGTAGAGATAAAGACAGGGGTGGTTTTGATCCAAGTGGACCTACTCAAAAATCTATACGTCGAAGAAGAGAAGATAAATCAGGACATGGCCACATCGGTGGATTTACAGATCCTGGTAAAGGAAGCTATGGACCACATAAAGCAGATGGCGGACTAATAAACTTTTATAGATACGGAGGCTTTGTTTAATGGCTAGAATAGTACAATCATTAACACAACCTTTAGAAAAATACGATCAACAGATTCAACAATCATTTGTAAGAGACGTTGATAGTGTTATACAAAAATTAAACACTTCTTTTCAACAAGATTTGAAAGAAGAAGCAGAGGCGGAGGCTTTTTTCTTTGGCTAATACATTTGTAAACAAAAAGAAGGATTTAACGAGTACTAGTGCTACTACATTGTACACTGTACCTACAGCTACAACTGCTGTTGTTAAATCAATATTGGTATCTGAAGATTCTGGCAATGCTGATACCATAACAGTGACTATAACTGACACAGATGACGCTGTTTTTAGCCTATTTAAGACTAAATCCATATCAGCTAACGCAACAACCGAATTATTATCTGCACCACTAGTTGTTGCAGAAAGTGAAGTAGTAAAAGTAACCGCAGCTACGGCTAATAGATTACATGTCGTATTATCTGCGCTCGAAATTAAGCCTAGAGTAGTAACATAGACTTGATTTACTTGTGAAAAACAAGTATTATTATAAACCCAGGTGAAATTCCTGCCTTTTAAAATTAACACATAAAAATTATGGCTATAGACAACACAGGAATATCATCGTTAGAAACAGGTGCACCAGATATAAAATATATAGGTGACGAAGGACCTAAATCTCCAGATCAAGAATTAATGGCTCAGGCCGATCCTATGTTAGTAGAAGAGTA